AAACCATCTGAGATAAAGCGTGAGAAGAAAAAAGAAGGTATACGAAGACACATTAAGGATCGTAAACTAAAAGCGCTGAAAGGAGAATTATGAGATATTTTAAGTTGTTAATATCTCGTATGTTTAATTTGAAACAACTAAAAGAAAAAGAGGAAAATATAATGGCAAGAAAAACATTATCTAAAAAAGTAAAAGTATTAAATTTACTTTCAAAAGGTGAGTCTGTATCTTGGAAAGTTCTAAGAAACAAATTTGACCTTACATCGCCAAGAGCAATGATAGATCAATTAAGATCAGAAGGTAACATGGTTTATATTAACAAGACCGACAAAGGTACGTCATATAGACTAGGAACACCTACTAAATCTATTATCGCTGCTGGTATTAGAAAATTATACGGTCCATTTAAATACGCTTACTCAGCGTAATTGATCGTATAAATAGTAATGTAAGGCTGCTCGTAAGTCCTTACATTATAAGAGGTAGAGTGTCTTCCGCAGAGACACCTAATTCGGTGATGTTTGATAGTTTTACTCCGTGATAAAAAAAACTATCACATTGGTCCATTGGTCTTTGTAGCACTACGATATGCCACCACATGTCTATGGTGATATGCGAGGTAAGACTCGTTAGGGTAAAAGTGGGTGAGACCTACCACTACCAGTATAAATAATAATGATATGCTCATTAGAGGTATCAAACACTAACTCGCTTAATAAAGGAGAAGCAAAATGGTAAATAGACTATCTATATGGAACGATTTACGTCCATTCTCAGTAGGATTTGATGACCTATTCGATCACTTTAACAATACATTAGAGTATAAACAGGTAACATATCCACCTTACAACATCAACAAAATAGACGACCTGAATTATCAGATTGAGGTAGCACTTGCTGGTTTCAGTAAGAACGACATCAACATAGAATATGCTGATAATCAATTGACTATTAAATCAGTTGAGAGTGATAAAAAGGACGAGAAGGAATCTCTACATAGAGGCATTTCAAAAAGAAGTTTCAAGAGATCATTTACTTTGGCAGATGATATCAAAGTAATTGGTGCGGAACTTAAAGACGGAATGCTTTTGATTGACTTGGAGAAAATCGTACCAGAGGAAAAGAAACCTCGAACAATTGACATCAAGTAATTGATTAATAGATGGTGGCGAATTATTTTCGCCACCTGCTTGACTTACCTATCGTGATAAAGTATAATTATATTATAACAATTAATAAAGTGAAAGAAGATATATTATGAAATTAAATCAAAACACAATCGAAACTCTAAAAAACTTCGCAGGTATTAATACTAATATTCTGATTAAAGAAGGTGATGAGTTGTCAACAATCTCAACAATGAGAAATATTTTTGCAAAGGCAAAAGTATCAGATCAATTTACAAAAGAATTTGGTATATATGATCTTAATGAATTTTTATCAGTAGTATCAGGATTTAGTAAACCTGAAGTATCTCTAAAAGATAAGAATATGCTAATAACTCCAGAGGGTTCAAAACGTGGTACAACGTATTGGTACTCTGATCCATCTGTTATAGTATCACCAACAAAAGAAGTTAATATGCCAGAGGCAGATGTAAACTTTACTTTAACATCAGCAAAATATAAAGAGTTGTTAAAGATGGCTGCTATATTAAAATCTCCTGACTTAGCATTAGTCGGAACAAAGGGTGGTGATATTGTTCTTAAAGTTTGTGATAAAAAGAATGATACAGCAAACTCTCATGAGATCGTTGTTGGCGAAAACGCTACAGCAGATTACACTTTCTATTTCAAAGTAGAGAATATGAAAATGATGGAAGGTGATTATGATGTTGCAGTATCCTCAAAATCAATATCACATTTTAAAAATAAAAAGTCACCAATAGAATACTGGATTGCTTTAGAACCAGACAGCACTATAACAAAGTAGGTCTGTAATGAATACAGATTTTTTGTGGGTCGAGCAGTATCGACCAAAGACTATTGATGATTGTATATTACCTGATTCTTTAAAAACACTATTCAAGTCGTTTATTAAGAAGGGTGAATTATCTAATCTATTATTATCAGGCACACCAGGCATAGGTAAGACCACAGTTGCAAAAGCAATATGTGAAGAATTAAATTGTGACTGGTTAATGATTAACGGTTCTGAAGAAGGTGGTATTGATGTTCTAAGAAATAAGATTAAAAACTTTGCTTCAACCGTATCACTATCTGGTGGTAAAAAAGTTGTAATCTTAGACGAGGCAGATTATCTAAATCCACAATCGACACAACCTGCATTAAGAGGTTTCATCGAGGAGTTTCATGCTAATTGTAGATTTATTCTTACTTGTAATTTTAAGAATAGATTGATTGAACCAATACATAGTAGATTCTCAAACATTGAATTTAGAGTTAACCCTAAAGACAAACCTAAACTTGCAAGTAAATTATTTGAGAGAGCAATTTATATTTTAAAAGAACAGAATATTAGTTATGATGAAAAGGTTATTGCTGAATTAATCAAGAAACATTTTCCTGATTTCAGAAAACTAATAAATGAATTACAAAGATATTCTGTAAGTGGTACAATAGACGCTGGTATTCTAGTAAACGTATCAGATGAAAATCTAAAATCATTGCTAACACATCTAAAGAATAAAGAGTTTAGCGACATGAGAAAATGGGTTGTACAAAACCTAGACAATGATCCTGTTAAAATTTTTAGAAAGATATATGATACATTATATCAAAGTCTAGAACCATCTACAATACCTATCGCTATTTTAATTATTGCTGACTATCAATATAAATCTGCTTTTGTTGCTGACCAGGAGATCAATCTAGTTGCTTGTTTAACTGAGATGATGGATCGGGTCAAGTTCAAATGATAGAAAACCTAATGGTACAACAACAGGTAAAGAGTGTGTGGCAACACATGGTTGGTGTTATGTGTTTAAACATGACACATAGAAAACAGGTCAAGAAAGTTCTACCCATACTATTTAAAAAGTATCCTAATGCAAAAGCATTCCTACAAGGCAAGAGTGAAGATCAAGAAAGATTATTACAACCTTTAGGTATGGTTCATGTAAGAACACAAAGACTCAGACGAATGAGTGAGGATTTTTTGAAGTGGGATCGTAAGGATGCTACAGACCTATATGGCATAGGTAAGTATGGTAGCGATAGTTATAGAATATTCTACAAGAATGAGATACCTAAAGATGTACAAGACAAAGAATTAAAAAGGTATGTAAATGAGTTATGAGTTAAAAGATTATCTTAATGCTATAAACTTTACTAAAAAAGACTTGATGAAGTCTGAAGATAAATTATGGCAAAAGAAATACCCTGCTTTTATAGTTAATAAGATACTCTCTGGTTTCAGGGATTGTATTAATCTTGTTAGCACAATAAATTACTATCACTTCCTAGACAAGGATATACAATTTCAGTTTCTACTAAATAGTATTAGATCAAAGAAAAGGTTTAGTCCTTTTTTGAGAGCGAGTAAGTTAAGAAATATTGAGTGTGTAAAAGAGTATTATGGATATAGTAATGATAAAGCAAAGTCCGCTCTTGATATACTCACCAAAGATCAGATAAAAATGATTAAGGAAAAATTATATAAGGGTGGGACCAAATGAACGAATTAGATAATCTCTGGCATCCAGAAAAGATGTTAGAAGTACAACTGAAAGAACCCGATGACTTTCTAAAAGTCAGGGAGACTCTTACTAGAATAGGAGTGGCATCCAGAAAAGATAAAAAACTATTTCAATCTTGCCACATATTACATAAACAAGGAAGATATTTCATAGTGCATTTTAAAGAGTTGTTTGCTTTAGATGGTAAAGAAGCAAACTTTTCTGACAATGACGCTGAGAGAAGAAATACAATTGCTCAATTATTAAGTGATTGGGGATTGATCGCTATATTAAACAAAGAAGTCGCAGAGAAGAAAGCACCACTATCACAAATTAAAGTTTTAAGTTTCAAAGAAAAGAACGAGTGGGACCTTCAAGCAAAATATAATATAGGTAAAAAAATAGATGAAGGCACCAAAGTTTAGAGAGTTTATCTCTGAGAAGGTACAGAGAAGCGA